TGGGGACGCAGGATGCGCTCCTTGAACATGTCCATGGAGAGCGCCAGATCCTGAGTCGTGAACTGCACGTCCACGTGGAACTGGTAGTTAAGCGAGATCGGAACGCTCGACTCGAACGTGTTCTCCACGTTGAGCGGCGCGCCGTAGGTGCCCTTGTAACGGGGCGGGCGTCGGATGTTGGCGGTGGCGCCGATCTTCGCACCCGTCTGCGCGTACTCATCCGAGTACTGCCGCTCGACGCGATTGGCAATGACCAGCTCGTTTTCGAGAACGACGAGAGCTTCATTCGTGATGTAGCTCATCGTCAACAGTGTTTGAGCAACCAAGTGTGTGACTCCTGAAAAGTGGTTTCAGGAGCCCCGTCACCCCATCAGTGGGACTTCTCCGCGCGACGTGCGCGTTCGTAAGCCCGCAACTCCTTGTAAGTCATTTTGGCGGGGTCGGTTTGAATACCGGCTGCGCCATCGCCTTCCAAGGGTGTGATGGGAGCCGGAGCTCCCCGCTGGGTAGCGATCGCACCACTGGCTGCAGGAGCTTCTTTCGCAGCGGGACTCGGTTTGATCAAAGAATCTTCGAGCTTGCCCAACTCGACTATGCCGAGAATGGGCTTCATCTTCGCGATACGTTGCATGACTTCCGGGTTTTTCTTCAGGTGATACACCAACTCCCCGGAATTCTCGCTTTCAAACAAGTAGTTCAACACGAACTGGGGGGCCTTGTCAGCCTCGGTCCCCGCACCGGATCGAACCACGTCATCAAAATCGGGATGCGCTGCGCGAGCCTTGTCGGCCTGCGCTTTGACACGGGCTTCCTGCGCGGCTCGCTCTGCGGCGGCGCGCTCTTCGGCCTGACGCTGCCGCTCGCCCTTGATGGCCTGGTCGGCGGCATACTTTGCAATGTCCTTCTGGAACTGCAACCAGTCGACCTGCCCCTGGTCGTTGGTGTAATCCTTGACCTCGGGCTCTTTCGGCTCGGGCTCGGCCGCCTTTGCAGGCTTCAGCGCCTGGATTTCGGCCTCACGCTCGGTCAGGCGCTGTTCCAACAGGCGCTTTTCGTTGAACTGGGTTTCGGCGAAGCGCTCGGCGTCCTGTAACGCCTCCTGAGCGGCGCGCATTTCAGCGTGCTTCTTGTTCACCGCCCGTTTGGCGCGTTGTATCTCTTTCTGCGCCTTCTCGGGGAGGGTTTTTTCCTCTTCAGTGAGCGCTTCATCGTGCTCATTTTCCGGCTCAGCAGCCTTTGCGTGCTGCTCCTGCGCTTGTTCCGCAGGTTTGGTCTCGGGTTTCGTCTCACCGGCGGGCTTTACGTCGATGATAGGCGCAGGTTTCACGACCTCGAGCGCGGGAGCCTCACCATTGGGCTTACCAGCCTTGTGATTCGGAACCTGTGTGAACTTCCCAGACTGCACAAACTCTGTGAGTCCCTCGGAAGTGATGACCTTACCCATGCGCTGCCCCGTTTGACTTGGATTCGGCCTTTTCGGCCGCTTTGGCGGTTATTTTCGCGAGTTCCTTCTCGTGCGATCGATCCTGATTGCTGTCGATCAGCTTGGCGCCTGCGTTGATCTCTGCGACGTCACGCGCTGTGACGGACTTGACGTGCGTGTCAAACACATCGGTCTGCGCCTTGATGCCGGTATCGTGCGCCTTGACCGCGGCCTGCGTGTCGATTTTGTGCTCTTCGACCTTCATCCAGCCCTGCTCGATGTTGGTCTTGTACTTGATCTCCATGGCCTGCTGCTGGATGACCTGCTGGGCCTGCTGGAGCTGCGCCTGGAGCGCCATGACGATACCCTGGGCTTCCTTCGGAAGGGCCTGAATGGCCTTCTGCATGCCTTGCTGGTTGGTCGGAAGCAGCCGGTCCGCGAGATCATCCGCGCCCGCGAAGTCCATGTTGCGCACGATGATGTCGGCGCCCGTCTTCACGATCGGCTCACCCAGGGGCGTCTTCAGAAGATCGATGACTGCTTCCTGACCTTCCTGACGCTTGGTCTCGTAGCCCGGGCCGGTGTCCATCACGACATCAAAACGGCCCACGGTGAGGTTGTTCTTGACCTCCCGGATCGCCTTGGTCTGCGGGTCCATCACGCGCTCGTTGATCTGCACCATCTGCGGGACGCCGTCCTCGCCGATGATCCGCTGCATACGCTGGGTCGAGTAGTAGTGCGGGATGTTGTCGAGCAGGATATCGCCGGTGAAGGCGATCGCCATCGTCTGGTTATCGTAGTACTGGAAGTGCCCGATGTCGGAGAGTGCCTGCCGCTCTCTCAGTGCCTTGCCCGATACCACCACACCGGGTGTGTCGCGTCCCGGCTCATGCGGCATGCCGGCAAGCTCCATGAGATCCTGCTTGGCGCTCTGACGGGCGTTGACGATGCCGGCGGGAACCTGGACGGCTTCCGTACGCTGCGGAAGCGGCAATACGGGCGAGTTCGGGTCATCCGGGTTGGCATGGACTATGTTTGAAGTCAGTACGCTGTAAGGCTTCTGGTTAGCGTCCTTCCATTCGGGGTGACCATCCAACTGACCTTCATAGGCTGTATACGGAGCACGAGGAGCCAACGCCACGATCTCCGTCTCGCACGTCGCCCAGTAGTTGAGCATGCGGTTGGAGTCTTTGAGATCGCGGATCATGCCGCGCATGCGCACCTGGCCGTTCAGGTCCAGGAGATTGCCCAGGCAGCGTACGACTGGGATCCAGCGGCCCGGGAGGGTGCGTTTCTCCACGACCTCGGAGCCGTTCAGTCGGAACCATTGGATGGTGCGGCGGTGGCTCATGCGACTCACGCGCTCACCCGTTGCGGGATCGATCGCAACGGTGATGCCAGCCTGAGCCAGCGCGAGTTCGAGGCGCTTCAGATCCTTCTCGAACAGCGTCGTGCCGTCCGTCAACTGATACAGCCGCTCCGGGGTTTTGTTCACCCGGTAGTACTCTGCGAGCCGAATCTTCTCCTTGGACTCCCAGAGATGACCCGTGTCACCGGCTTGGCCCCGCCGATATTCGGCATTCGGTGCCTTCGGGTATTTGCGCTTGTACTTCTTGCGGCTCATCTCCTCGGTGAGGAGAATCCACTCGCGGTCCTGGCCGGTGGGAAGCTGACACGTGGGATCGTCATAGACTGTGAACGCATTGCGGATCGCACGGATCCTGAGTTCCTGGTCGAAACTCTCTTCGTTCACGTACTCGGCGATGACGCGCCAATAGCCCCAGCCGATTTTGACTGCGGACTCACCGCCGGTGTCATAGGCAACGGAAGCGTTGGAGAGCGTCTCGATGTGGCGAATGAGACCGCCCACGACCTTGGCGTCTTCAACTCGCGCGCCATCGCCTACGGGATGTACTTTGATGCGCGGGCGCTGCTGGCGCATGTTGTTACATACGCGCTTGACCATGGACCGGGTCAGATTGATGGTAAGGGTCGGACGGCGGTCGATCCGGCGCATGTTGGCCAGATCCGCCGGCCACTGGTTGCCGTCCTCGAACTCCAGATCCTCGATGGCGAGCTTCGTGTTCTCGCCCATCGCTTCGACCGAAATACGCAGCCGCTCATCCGCCTCGAGGAAGACTTCCTCGTTGGTGATGGCGGGCTCGCTGAAGTCGCGCGGGATCTGGGGGATGGCAGCGCACTCTGTGGCTTGGCGCTGCGAACTGTATCACCGGCGAAACTATTGGTCCACTGGTGAGTCAATCAATTGTTTCACAGGTGGTTCCACGTGGATCATCCCATCCACGCCAGACCATCCGCGCGTGGCCCGGGACCGTACTCTTCCTCCCTCAGCTTCTTGGGCTTCTTCTGCAACGTGAAGTGCCGCTTCATCATCAGCGCGTACCGGCTGGCCGAGATCAGATCGTCATTGAGCTTCACGATCATCCCGTCTTTGCGGTGGTAGAGCTCGAACTCCTCGAACCAGTCGAGCAGGTGGGCGAAGACCTTCCAGCGTCCTGTTTCCATGCGCTCGTACATGTCCGTGATGCCCGCCTCGACGCCGTTCGTGCCGTCCTCGAACTGGGCGTGCTGAAAGAGCATGTTCAGGCCGTGCTTCTTGTAGATCGCCTGGAGCTGCTGCTGGTCCTGTGCATCGAATTTTCCCCCGGACTGCTTGCCGTCATGCGGCCATGCCCAGGGGAGCCACGCTCCCCAGGGAAGGGTCGCTGCGGTGAACATCATCGGGGTTTGAGCCTTCGCTCGATGAGCCGCGATAACGTAGAGGACATCACTGTCACGGTCCCACGCGAGCCGGACACCTGCACTCGGATGGTCCCAGCCGAAGTCGATCCCACAGCCTTGAGGCCAATGCTCCGGGATGGGGAAGGCTTCGCAGGCGATCTGGCTCTTTTCGAACGGAAAGACTCTACCCGAGCCGAGCTGCGGGATACCTTGAGTACGGGCCTTGCGCTCGTGCTCGGGGTAGCTGGCGATAATGGCGGCGCGTTGCTCATCCGTGTAGTGGTCCACATCGTGAATAGTCATCATCGTGAGGTGCGTTCCGGGCACTTTCTCGAGGTAGTAGCGACGTACAACCTCCGAGACACCCTCCAATGGAGTGAGCGTGATGTAGATTGGCCCTATCGTGGTATTGGTACGCGTCAGGCACTCGGTGAGGATGTCCAGCGGAGGCTCCTCATCAAGCCAGCCACCATCCAGGGTATCAGCCTGCCATTTGCTTCGGCCTTGGTCATAGCTCTGGAGCTGCAGGCTGGATACTCCTCCAGACTCGTGTTTCACGAGAATGGATGCCACTGCATCGGGAACGCCCTGCTTGCGGGACCAGTCAACCAGGCTGTCTTTCGGGATGGAGCCTGTACCCCATTCGCTCTCGTTCTCAGGCGGTCCCAGGAGCAAACGCTGCACGCCTTTTCGGGTCAGCTCGCTGGACTCTGAGCCCGCAATCCATCGCACCGGACGATTGAAGCGCTTGCCATCCCACCAGGTCGGATATCGGCCGGTGAGGTGCATGGCAGTCTCGTATGCAGCCGCAAGGGTCTTGCCCAATTGGTTGCCCGCCATGAGCATACGCTCGCGATAGAGCGCACCGGCTGCATGGAACTCCCGTTGCTTGGGATAGGGCTTGTAGTCAGTGAGTCGGCAATTCGCTGCCCGGCGCTCCAGTTCCTTCTGCAACAGCGCCAGTAGCAAGGAAGCTTTGGAGGGCTCGAACGGCATCGAGGAGTTCGTCAGCACTCATCTCCTCCAAGGGACGTTTCACTTCGATCTCTTTCGGGCACAGCGCGGCGATGGCTTTGATGTAGGCGTCGGGCTTGTTCAGGCGGCACTGCTCGATCGCCTCTTTGCCGTTCTCATCAAAATCCTTCGCCAGCGCGTTCAGGAAGGCCGCTGTCAGGCGATTGCGGGCACCGACCGGCTTACCCCCGGGGTTGGCGTTGTTCCCAGGCTGAAAGGGCTTGAGATTGGCAAGTGGATCAGCCATTCACGTTTTCTGCGTGGAATTCGGCATCCCGCTGCATCTTGTGACGATGGTCTCGATAAGCCTGCCCGATTGCTATTCCCGATTCAGGCTCAACTACTCCCGCGACGTCCTCTTCCCGGCAGATCACCATCTCTTTCGTACCCCATAGGAACGTGGTGAAGAGATAGCCGCCGTGCTCGAGCCCACCGAATTCCACGGTGTCGCCGACCTTGACGTCACAGGGGCGGAAGACTTTCGAGGGCCGCATGGCTTTGCGGCGGCCCTTGGGAACCGAGAAGCCCCATTCGCCGGTGACGGAATCCTGGTATTGGATCCGATAGCAGCCGGGGCCTGCGACGCGGACAATGCCGCGCAAGGGCTTCCCCTGGTACCCGGCCACGATGATAATCTTGCTCGGGCGCCAGTCGAGTGGTTCAACCACGATCTGATCGCGCAGGCAACGGATCTTTTCGTACTCAGCGACAATCGAATTGGTTTCATTCCCGATGCGGACACCGGGGCTGTCTATCATGTCGGTCATTGGACGGCCCTGATAACGGCTTTCTTGATCTCGCGCACCTCGAGATCGGCCTGGTCGTAGTTGGGCGTGAACGAGTGCGCGAGCACGAAATGATCCGGCTTGCCGCGCCCAGCGCAATTGCGGTGCTTGGATAGCCAGG